GACCTTCGCGTAATCGTCGACGCCGGCGGCCTTAACGGCGGCCGACTTCAAGCCGGCCTCGTAAGCCTTGGCGCCACTGATCTGGAGATTAATTACTTCGTCGCTGATGCCGAGAGCGTGGAGGTCTTTACGGGCTTCCTCGGGGAGGTCCCCGTGTTCCGCAAAGTGAGCCTGGGCGGCCGTGATGGCGTCCGCGAGAGGGACCCCTTCGGGCTTGTCCTCTGGCTTCTCTTCGCCTTCCGGCTTCTCTTCGCCCTCGGGTTTCTCCTCGGGCTTTTCCTCACCTTCGGGCTTCTCTTCGCCCTCTGGCTTATCTTCAGGCTTGTCTTCGGGCTTACCTTCAGCGCCTTCCTTCGGAGCCGAGAACTTGGCCTCGAGCTCCGTGTAGGACTTCGCTAGGTCGGCAAGCCGGACTTCGCCTTTGTCGGCGTCCCAGAACTTAGCCGGAATACCTTCAGGCGCCGGCTTGGGTTCCACTGAGGACCGCATGGGGTCGTTCGGTTCGGCTGACGCGGCAAATGCCGTGGAGCCGCCGATGGTCTCGACGATCTCACCCGCGGGTGCTTCGTCAGCCATTACTCAACTTCCGACGTGTAGGACGTCAGGACCGTGCCGCCATCGAGTTCTTCGACAACGGCCTCATACTCGACTTCCCGGTCCACCGCAGGGTTCACCGTGCGGTCCTCATAGACCGTGTTGGTTTCCCGGATGGTGCCGTGGGCGAGGGTTTCCTTGACGGGACCTTCGAGGGCCGCAATGGCCTCCGCGATGTCCTCGGGGTCAACGTCTGTAATCGCGACGGCATCTGCCGCCGGTTTGCTATTCTTACTGGCTGCCATTCATTGCCTCAGATACAGCGCCCGCCGCCTCGGGGTTCTTCATTATGTCCATCGCGCCTTTGGCGAGATGAGGGGCGACCGCTTGGGTGGTCGACGCATTGAGTGCGTCTTGCTGTTCTTGTGCTTGCTGCTCGGGCGACTTGAGCATCCCTTGGACATCCGTGATGCCCTGTGAGGTGCCCGTGCGGAGCGCGACTTCCTGGCCGTCGATAGAGGCGGCCATCCATTCGGGTCCGAAGAGGTTCTCGAGTTGCTGAAGCCATTCGAGGATGGCGGCCGCCTCGTGAGCTTGGCCCAAAGCGGCAAAGCCCGTGACCACTTGAATGGTCACCGTCTTTGGTAGCTTCGGAGCCATCCCCTTCTTAGCGAGGATGTAGAGGATGCGCCGTGCGTAGGGCGTCTGAGCTTCCGACGAGAGGACCGTATAGGTGCCCCCGAAGGAGTCCTCGAGTTCCTGAGCAACGGCTCTGATCTCTTCGGCCGTGACGCGCTCGGCGTCCCGGACTGTGTTCGCGGTGAGCAAGAACGCTTGGCTTAGCCGGCGTTCGATGTTCTGGAGCACATTCCAAAGGACTTGGAAGTCTTGGCTCTTCTCGAGCTGGAGCGTCTGGATTTTGTCAGCGAAGCCTACCAGCGTGTCGCCGGTCTCAGCTTGCGCTAGCTCCTCAATGTCAATCCCGGAGTTGGGATCGTTGATGCGGATGATACGCGCGGCTTCGGCCGCGAACTGAAGGATCGCTTTCCAGCCGTCTTCCATCGAGAGAAAGTCGCCGGCGTACTCAGCGATCATCGACCGGCCGTAATCGGAGCCGGGAACGGCTTGCCAACGAAGGGCTTGCCAGCCCGCCACGTCGGCCTTGGCCTGTCCGCGGGAGTCGGGGACTTCGATGTCGTTGAGCTCTTGGTAGTGAACGATATTGTCCCCATCGCGGAGGATCATCGTGTAGAGCTTGACCTTGTCTTCGCTCTTGTCCGACGGCTTGCCGGGCTCTTGCTGAGCGTCAACGGTGATGTTGGCCGCGGCGAGAACCGACGGGTCCAGCTCGGAAGGATAGACTTCCTCTTCGATGACGGCCTCAAGGAGCCGGCCTTGAGCGTCCCGGCGGACCACGTATTGGTCAAGGCGCCAAAGGCGCATGACCGAGCCGTCCTCGGGATGATAGACGAGCATATTGCCGGCCACGATTAGGTGGCGGAAGACCTCCATCCACATGGACCGCGAGCCGGAAGAGTCGACCATCGACATCGCCAAATGGCTGATGCCGGCGAGGGCCTCCTGCGCGGGACCGAGCTTGGTCCCCATCTGTGTCGCCGTCTTCGAGTCAATCTCGGGACGGAAGAAGGGCCGCTGCGGGGGGAAGAGGGAAAGGAGGAGCTTCGCGGCGACGTTGTTGACGCCACGGGCTCCAAGTGAACTGTATGGTTGCGTCGCGACGTCGTGAGGGTCGGACGCGCCTTGCTGCGGAATAAGACCGGGGATCGTGAGGTCTGAGGCGGAGCGGGCCTGGGTGAGGACCGTGTTCCGGCTGCGCTGCAACAGCGAGTAGCGCTGGGCTGCCGTCGCCATTAGAACTTATTGATCCGGCCGCCGGTGCTGCCACTGCCGCCACCGCCACCACCGGAAATGGTGCCGCTGGTTGAGCCGCTAGTAGAGCCGCCAGTGGAGCCCCCGCTGCTACCGCCGGACGAACCGGAAGAGCCACCTCCAGCGGAGCCACGAGGGCCACCCGCGGGGATAGTGAGGGGGTTTATGAGGTCGATGCGGAAGGCATTGTTGCCTTGGCGCAAGGCCGAAATGTTGCCGAGCATCCCATCGAGGACGGGGTTCCGGAGGATCGGAAGCGGCTTGTCGGACTGAGTTGACGAGGCCGGGATGGTCGGCTTCTTAACGATGCAAATGAGAGGTCTCCGGTCGGAGAGGCTCAGCGCACGGGCCGGCCTTGCCCCCTTGGACGCTTAGGGAGCGTCGCTTTGCCGGCACTTGCGAGCCAGCGTTGCAGGAAGAGCACGACCGACCGTTGACCGGCCGCGTGGAAAATCTTTTCGGGGCTGTCGCCGGGCTGAGTGACGACCTCTGGAAAGGTCTCGTCTAACTGGCGGATCAGCTCCACCGATGAGTCGGGGAAGGGTGCGATTGCTGGTTCCTTTAGGAAGAAAGCCCCGGCCTCCGCATGGGAAACCGGGGCTTCAAGTAAGGCGTGCCAGTGCTCTTTGGGGTGTGTTCTAACGCATACCCTCTAGGGAACGCGAGGGTTCCCCAAAGAGTGCGGGACAATGGCACATGCTATTTTGGCGACCACAGCCGGGGGCTGCGGCCATCCCATTCCTCGTAACGGAGGATGCGGGCGAGCCTGGCTTGCTTGATGGCGTCGGCCTCGGTGAGGCCGGCTTTTTCATAGGCGGAGACGATAGCGAGCCAAGCGTCCGCCGAGGAGTAGCCGGCATCATCAGGACCGAACAGCTTTTCACGCCACCTCGTTTCAACGACGCCCCGTCGCGGCCCGGACCGAAGCTCGTGTTGATAACTTTCCCAACCGATGCCGGCGAGGAGAAGGGTTGCCCGCTCCGGTCCGGCTCCCGGAAGTCCCGGATAGCCGTCGGTGGCGTCGCCGACGATGGTCTGCCAGAGGTGGAAGCGGTCGGCCTCCTCCTCGCTGATGAGCATGAGCTTCGCGGGGCGGTGTTCCGTCGCCGGCCGGTAGAGCTTGCCGGGGATCGTCTGCATATCCTTGTCGCCCGACACAATGATCCGCTCGTCGGTTCGCGTCGGGTCCGTGGCGATGATCCCCATGACGTCGTCGGCTTCGAGGGCGGTCCACCTCACGGTGTCGTAGGTCTCCGCCAGCCACTCCTTGATGTCGTAGAGGTGGACGGGCCGCTCGGTCGTGGCGCGGACGGCCTTGTAAGTCGGGTCGACGCGCTCCTTCCGGAACGAGTTGAAGTCGTCCGATAGGCAGACGATCACGTCATCCGCCTTGAGCACGTCGACGAACTTGAGGATAGCCTCCTCGGCGAACCGGCGGGCCGCATCCTCGTCCGCGGCGACGGACTTGTTGCCGTCACCGTTCCAATCGTAGCTCCGCTGGTTCGCGGCGCTGGCTCGGTAGGCGAGGAGGTCGGCGTCGAGTAGGAGGGTGCGGGTCACTCTGCTGTGAGCACTTTCAGCTCAGCACGGAGGCGGCGGATATCTCGACGATAGAAGCGAAGCACGTCCTTGACCGGAACTGGCAGCTCCTCGACTCTGCCCATCCCGTAAGCCCAGACTGAGATTTTCGCTGTATCTCCGTGCTCACGGGCCAGGACGAGGCTTTCTTCCATCTTTGCGAGCTGGTCGCTGAGCCGGATGGCCTCGCGCATATCTTCCACAGTCATTTAGGGCCTCTCCACTTTCACATTAAAGCTCGCCAAAAAGAGCTCATCGCGCTCGATAAGCAGCGCTAAGGCGGCCTGAAGCTCAACACTCCCAAGCGCTAAGGTCTTCGTCGCGAAGCCACTTCCAACTACGATGCTGCCAATGTTGGCGGCCGCCTCGCTATGGAGATGGCGGAGGCGGGATAGCCGGTTGGCGACTACCCCTATCCGGCGAGCTTCGGGCTCGGTTAGTGGCTCCCGGTCAGGGACGACGGTGAGCTGACGGTGCCGGTCCGGTTGATCCCGACTATCGACTTCACCCATCGTTGGAGCTCGTCGAGCTGGATGGCTTGCTCGGTGGCGATGAGGTCGTCACCGGGAGGAAGTCCAGCTTGCGGGGAGGGATCATTAGGGCCGCCGGGGGCGGGGTTAGAGCCGGGCACTGGCGTTGTTCCGGGACCGCTGGGATTGGCTGCGGGTGTTCCTGTCCGCAAGCGCTCAGCGCGAGCGCGAGCATCGGCAAGGCGAGCTTCATAGGATTTGGTGGACCTTTCGTTGATGGCCTTCTGCTCCGCTAGGACGCGGTCGGCGTTGGCCTTGTCGTCGGCGCGGGCTTTTTCAGCCGCGGCGCGGTAGTCGGAGACCGTTTTGGCAAACGCTGCTTGGTCTTCGTGATAGAGCTTCTCAAACTGATCCGACTGCTTGTGCCAGTGGCGGGTCTCGCCTTTCTGGATGACCAAGAGGACGGATAGGACGGCCATGCCGATGAGCCCGCCAATGCCGCGCCAGCCTCCGAGGAGTTTGTAGACCTCGAGAGCCGTCATGCGATGCTGGCCGTCCGGAGGTCATGTGGGCCGTACCACTCCGACGGATTGTCGGGGGTCGGCAACGGGGGAAGGGCCTGGGCCACTTCCGCCGGCGTCGGCCGCTGGGGCGGAGGTGGAGCGTCTTGGGCGAACGCCGGAGCGGTTGTGCCACAGAAGCCCGTGAGGGCCGCCAGCACGACCACGACGGCAAGTCGTAGTTTCTTCATGATGCGTTCCCGGCCGCCTGTTGGCGGTCCTTGATGAGGTAGACCACCGCCGCCCCGAGGAGCGCCGCGAGGCCGCCCGGCAAGCCGGTGACGCCGAGGTCGATCTCCTTGCCGAGGTGGATGTTCCACAGCGCGGCGACGATGATGGTGATGATGGTAAGCCAGCCGGTGACCCGGCCGGGGTCTAGGTGGCAGTTTGAGGGGTCGTAGAGGAGGTCCTTGAGGCGCGCGGAGAGCCAACGGAGGGCTCTCATTCGCCGATGCCTTGTTCTTGGACCCACTCAGCCCACGCCCAATCGGGCGCGTTGGCGGTGTCGAAGGTTTCTCCTCCGCAAGCGCGGACGCCCCAGAAGTAATAGCACATTACTGGCTTGCTCCTGTGACGCGGACGCCTCCCCTCAAGGTCGCATAGAAGGACGCAATGTCCCTCAGCTCCTCGATGGTGGCGTCCGCCTTGAGCCGGTTGGCTCTGTTGCTGATGACGATGATGTTGCCCGCGACGTACCCGGCTTCGGGTCTGATCTTGTCGAGGGACGGGGAATTATCCCCGCCGCCCCTCGGTCCCTTGAATAAAGGGATACCGAGGATCGGACAGTTAGTGGGGATTACGATGTCTTCTTTCGTAATCGTGAAGGGAACCCCCGCCTCACGAGCCCTAACGCGAGCGTTTTGGACCATGACATAGCGGGGGTCTCTCTCAGTGGGTCGACGCCCAGTTGGGGCCGACGTCCCACGAACCGGAGAGCGGACAGCGAAGCTCGAAGCTCTCGCCAGCCCGCCGGATTGCGTCCGCCGCCAAGCGGCCGACTTCTTCGGCGATTTCAGG